TATGACATTCATGCAATATGTCAATTACGTTAATCATCGTCCGATTGGGCAGATAAAATATGCGCTAATTTAATTCAACCAACGAGTTTCATATCAGATATGGCATGACCGTGACGGCTCACCTGAATATATGTCAATAAACGGGTTCCTGAAATCAAAGAGCAGGTTGGCCGCTCATCTGAAACCTATATCCAACCTTATTGCTGTATATGAAGCGAGAAACGTGATTTACGTAAAACGTGGTGGTTTGGGGTTCCTGGTATCCAATAAGAAGGATGAAGCTGGTACTGCAGCAATGACAGAAGATGAAAAGAAGGAAATACTTGACAGTCATTTTGGAAAATTTGGGCTGGACCAACGTAGACTTCCTTATGGTTTAAGTGATGTTCCTCTGTCGTTCGTTAGGACAAATCTTACTATCAGTGAGTTGCAGCCATTTGAGGAAACCTTGACTGATGCTATACAGATAGCCGGAGCATACGGTATCCCTTCAGTGCTTGTACCGCGTAAGGACCAGGCAACATTCAGCAATCAGGCAACAGCGGAAAAGGCTGTATATACATCTACCATCATACCGATGGCCAAGAAATTCTGCAAGCAACTAACTGCATTTCTTGGACTTGAAGAAGGTGGCTATTACTTGGATTGTGATTTTTCTGATGTGGATTGTCTGCAGCAGGGATTGAAGGAAGCTGAGGAAGTCAAGACAATGGTTAATACTAGATGTAAGGAGCAGTTCCTTAGCGGCCTCATCAGTATAAATGACTGGAGGGCACAAATAAAGGAAAGCAGATTCGAAGAACCTCTTTTTGACAAGACTTTGTTCGAGATGTCAGACGAGGAGAGAGAGATAGTAAAACAAGTAATAAGTCTTAACACAAAAAGTGAAGTTGAAAATGGAAGAGAAAACCAAAAGCCTACAGTACAAAACGAAGGCAAATGATGTGGATGAGAAGGGTATCGTAACGGTAGCTGTGAACGGTATCGGTGTGAAAGACTCACAGAACGATGTTTCCATGCCTGGCTCTTTCAACAAGACGTTGAAGGAGAATATCGGCAGGATGAGATGGTTTCTTAATCACCGTACTGACCAGTTGTTGGGTGTACCACTCAGTGGCGAGGAAAAAGAGGGAAACCTCATTATGGTTGGCAAGCTTAATCTTGAAAAACAGATTGGGCGAGACACGTTGGCTGATTATAAGTTGTATGCTGAGAATGGCAGAACACTTGAACACTCTATCGGTGTGAAAGCAATCAAGCGTGATGAGACAGACCCGTGCAAGGTGCTTGAATGGAAGATGTTCGAGTATTCGACTCTGACAAGCTGGGGAAGCAACCCTCAGACATTCCTTGTAAATCTCAAGTCTGGTACGCAGGAACAGGTTAAGGAGGCAGTTGAGTTCATCAGGAAAGCGTTCAGAAATACTGATTATTCGGAAGAACGATTAAAACAATATGATATGGAACTGAATCTTCTGCTTAAAGCAATTAATGGAGGTAACGTGGTTACTTGCCCGCATTGCGGACACCAGTTTGATTACGATGAACAACATGAGCATACATTTACTCAGCAGGTGCTTGACAATGCTGCCATGTATTCGAGCTGGCTTACTGACCGTATCGTAAGTCAGGAGATAGACAAACTGGAACCGGAAGTACGTGCAGAAGTTATTGCACTTATTGATTCCGTAAAGTCGGAAGGACTGGAGTTGACCGAGAAATCTGTACAGAACTTCATGGCATACGTCCGTTGTCCGGCATGTTATGGAAGAGTATATAGAAGTAACGCCTTGTTGCAGGATAATAGAACTAACATCTTCTCCGGAAAGTCTGAGCCGTCCAATGACACTCAGGAAAAAACTGACGGTAAGCAAGAAGATGATAATGTTGAGAAAAAAGCCGCTGATAGCACTTCTTTCTTTAGTTCATTGAATAAGGCATTTAATAATGATTAAAATTAAATTGAAGATGAAGAAATTTACAGTTGCAGATTTCGGTATTAAGACCGAAGGGATGCCACAGGAACAAGCTAAGTTCCTGATCAACATGACAGAAAAAATGTGTGATGTTGTCAACAAGGCTATGGAAGGTGTTATCTCACCTGAAGATTTGGAAAAAAAGATGAAAAGTCTGAACGATAAGTTGAACGGCTATGACGATGAGAAGTTCAAGCAGCTTGCCAAGGATAACGAGGAACTCATTAAAACGGTTAAAGGTCTTGGTGAGACTATCGATAAGCTGAAATCTAAAGGTATCGGAATGGAAGTCATCAACAAGTTTGATGAGAAGTTGAACGAAATGCTTGATTCAGAGAAATTCAAGGAGTTCGCTTCTGGAAACTGCCGTAAGTCAGGTGTGTTCGAAGGTTTCTGCTTGAAGGATATTGTTTCCATGACTGATAACTATAGCGGTGACCATCTGATTACTCAACAGCAGAACAGGGTTGTATCACAGGTATCTAACAAACGTATTCATATGCGTGATGTATTGAATACATTGGAGGGCGATCCTAAATACCCTAACCTTGCATTTACTCAGGTATATGAATTCGACCGTAATGCGCGTTATGTAACAGAAAACGGAAGATTGCCTGAATCAAGTTTTAAGGCAAAGGAGGTACAGACTGGTACAAAACGTCTTGGAATTCACCTGCCTATTTCCAAGAGAATGCTTAAGAGCCGTGTATTTATCCGTTCATTTATCTTGAAGATGTTGCCTGAAGCTGTATATCAGGCTGAAGATTGGAATATTCTGTTCGGTGACGGTAATGGAGAAAATCTGCTTGGTATTGCCAACCACAAAGGCGTTTATCCTGTTGAAACTATCATCTCTGAAGATTATGTTAGTGGTTCTGCTGGCTCTGTCAAATCAGTTTCAGGTTATAACTCTAATAAGGACACAGTCGTAGAGTTTACAAACCCTCAAGACCAGATTCTTGATGGTATGACTATCACATTTACTGGTGCTACTGGACTTACTGCTCTCAACAGCGCTAACCAGCTCGTGAAAATTAACGACCGCCAGATTTTGTTGAAAGGTGTTGCTTATACAGAGGAAACCTCAACATCATCAATGACCTTCAAGGTAAGCCATGGCGCATTTAAGTCAGTTGAGGAACCTAACTCTCTTGATGTCGTCAAAACTGGTTTTGCTGTGATGACATACGCACAGTACACACCGAATGCTATTGCGTTGAATCCTATCACAGTTAATGCTATGGAAAGTGAAAAGGATACAACCGGACGTAATCTTGGTATTATCCAGATGATAGGCGGTGTTAAATATATTGCAGGACGTCCTATTATTGAAACAAACAACATTCTTCCTGGTAAGTATCTGATTGGTGACTTTAATATAGCTGCAAATCTCGTGGATTACACCTTATTGACTCTTGAATGGGCTGAAGATGTAGAAAGCAAGTTGAAGAATGAGATTGTCCTTATTGCTCAGGAAGAAGTTATCTTCCCTGTATATATGCCATGGGCATTCGCTTATGGTGACTTGGCAGCCTTGAAAGAAGCAATCACTAAATCTTAATGCTTATGTATTTGCTTAATGGAGAAAAGAAGGCTCTTGAATCTGTCATAAAAGAACAGCGTATCCGTATTGGCCGTGGGTTGATTTCTATCACCCCGGTCTCGGAAGCTGGACTTGTGTCTGAGGAAGATGTCGAAAAGGCATTAGAGAGCAAACAGAAGGTTATAGATGAGCTTTCTGTTGAGAATGAGAGTCAAAAGAAAGAAATTGATGAACTGAAAGCCAAACTGGCAGAACTTGATTCACATGTGGATGATGCTAAGGATGTTCAAGAAGACAATAAAAATGTTGAGCAGACCGACACAAAGGAGGTTTCTGCCGAGGATGATAAGGCAGCCGTTGTTCAGGACGAGAAAAAAGTTTCTGCTTCGAAATCGAAGAAATAAGGAATTGCCATGTTGATTGATGTGTCATATTTTGTAGCAGGCCCACGTCATATTCTAAATGCCTCAACGTCAAAGACTGCTGGCGCCGATTCTTTGGTAGTAACCGGCCATATAGAAGAATATATTAAGAAGTTGCAGCCTGTTTTTCTTGAATCCATGCTCGGTGAGAATGAAGCAGGTTATGCAATGGATTACCTTGATATGTCTGATGATGAAGGAAACGAAGATACTGAGCCGTCTAAGTATGAAATCGTATGCAACAAACTGAAAGAGCCTTTTGCTGATTACGTGCTGTTCCACATACTTCGTGATTCTTCATCGGAAGCTACAATAACAGGGAATGTCCGGCTGAAGTGTGCCAATGAGTACATTTCACCTGTTAATGCCCAGGTTATTGCATGGAATAGGATGGTTTCCGCCAATGTGAAGTTTATCCAGTGGGCGCGTGATGGTAATTGTCCGATTGACCTTGTCACACAGACTAACATGTTGATTAAGATTAACCAGTTCAATCTATGAAAGGTATCGTTGAGATTATTGGAGATGTAGTAAAGGAAATGAGTGGGAACCTTACAATCGTAATGCCTGCTGACATCGAGAATGACAGGTTCGAGGAAGTTAAGAATCCTGAACTGAACTACATATTTGGTTCGGCCCAGTATGTAAAGGATAAACTTGATGAATACAGCAAAGTGCCTTCAACATCAGAACGTAAGTTCCCTCTTGTCGTACTGTTCTGTCCTGTTACAGAGAAGAGAGATAGTCTGGACTATTATTCAAAGGTTTCACTGAATATCCTTATAGCGTGTTCATCAACGAAGAGCTGGAGCAATGAACGGCGTCTGTATGCTTCATTCATCAACATTCTTCGACCAATTTATGAAAGGCTGATTGAGGTAGTTAGAAATGATGGGAGGTTTGATATATACTATGACAGTATCGTTCCGCATGAATATTCTGAGAACTACTCGTATGGCAGATACGGAGCCTATACGGAATCCGGAGAGGAAGTGAGCGAGCCTATTGATGCCATAAATATACGCTCGATGGAATTAATAGTTAAAAATCAAAGTTGTAGGTAATGAGAAATACAAGAGTGTGCGAAAGCGCAGAAATGAATACCGGTGGTTCGGCCTGCAAGGTTGACTGGGGTAAGGTAAAGGGAGCAATACTTGTAGAGCATGGAGTAAAACTACCGGCAAATATTACTGCCGATGAGTTGGAAAAAATGTGTCATGCTGACAGACCAGGCAGAATTTATCCTATTCATACATTCGTTGAATATGCGAAGAATGGTGGTGAAGCTCAGGTTAGTGCTGTTGGATACGGGGCAAACCAGTACAATGGCCTCAACGCTCAGACAGATACTTTCACACTTCCTCGTTTTGATGAAATTCTGAATGCTGAGCTGTTGCGTTGTGCTAACAAGGAATGGGATGTGTACTTCTGGGATTCAAACAGAATGCTTATCGGTTACAATGATGGAACTGATATTCTTGCCGGAATTCCGATGTCAACAGTATATCCAGGTGCCACACCGTTCAGCACAAGCAGTGCGAAGTCAAGTATGACGGTAAATTTCTGCCACATGGATGCAGAAGACAGCCAGTTGAACTTTGACTACTTAAAGTTGGATTTCAATCCTGCGAATGTGATTAAGGGACTGACTGAGGTCATGTTAGTTGAAAACGAAAGCAACAAATTCAAGATTATTGAATGTGTAGGTGGATATGACAGAACTGCTGAATTTGCAACAGAATTGTCCTCAGGTGCATCCGAGGTATTTGATGGGGTTACATCAGCTTCGTATGAGGACGGTTATCTCACAATTACTCCTGGTGAAGGTGAGATTTCAGTTAAATCACCTTCTGTTCTGTACGAGAAAGATGTCAAATGGGTTGAATTTGTAAAAGTGGTTAAAGCAAAAGCATGATTGTAGATGGAGTCAATTTTGTGGAAAAGCAGGTCAAGATGATGTCGAAAAAGAAATTCATTGATACCCACATGACCTGTATCTGGCAGAAAGTTTCTGAGGAGAATCGAAAAAAGAAACTTTCTGACGTGTATGAACGAATTACTGGTAAGTCTGTAAAGGATGCTGACGGTGAGTCTGCTGATAAGTGATGGTTTTGGTTGATTAAGCCGGGCGGAAGTCCGGCTTTAATTTTAATTGTATGGCTGATTTCGAGAAATTGGAGAATGTGATAAACAGAATTGCATCAGGATTTGAAAAGTCATGTATGGATTGCCTTCAGGAAAACAATATAGAAGTTGCAGACCTTGTAAGGGAACAGCTATATTCAGGTCTTGACGGTAATACAGACAGTCTTAGACCAGGATATTCAGAAGATCCATATTTTAGAGAAACTACATCTATGTGGCATAATGATCCAGACGGGTATATTGAATGGAAAAGGAAGATAACACCTCCGATAAAAAGTCCGAGACTGAATCTTCCTCCAAGGCCTGTTGATGTTCCTAACTTGTATATTACCGGTCCGTTCCATGAAAGTATCCGCGCATCTGTTGCAGGTGACACTCTTTCGATTGATACTGTGGGATTCGTTGATGGTCCTGACATAGTAAGGAAATACGGGAATGACATTCTCATGTTGGGAAAGGACGCAAGAGAGTATGTTGTACTTCAACTTCTCGAGCCTTTTTTGAAACGTTTTTTCAAACAATGTGGGTATAAATGATGGGATGCGGTTGCGAGAATAAGAAAATCATGTCTGACTATGAGCGTGTGGCCATGCTTGCAAAAAAAGCTGCCATGCTGGACGGATGTGTGTACGTTGTGTACAGGAAGAGTGATGGTACCTACTCGTTCGATAAGGAAGGTACCAAGGTGGATGGCGTTATTGTTGAATATAAACATTACTTGTGATGGGAAATTTGAAATTGAAGGATTTCGTCGATGAGGAATCATTGAAGAAGTTGCAGGAACTTAGGAGTACAATATCAGATGTAAGGCAGGATTACAAGGATGCTGCATCGGAACTTATCAAGGGACTTACTGTTGACGTCAAGGTAAAGGGAGATATTGACAAGTTGCAGGCCATATATAATACTCAGGCTAAGAACGTATCTTCCGCATCTGAAAAACTTACTGATGCATTCAGTCGTCAAGCAGAGGTCGCTGAACAACTGATGAAGAAAATCAAGGAGAAGGCAGATGCAGAAAAGCTGAGTACAAAAGAGGTAAAGGAATTGTCAAAGGCATCAGCAGAAGCATCCAAGGCAATGCAGCAGGCTGCTAAGGCTGAGGAAGCAATGAATAAGGCTCAGAAAGCTGCGAATACTACCAGAAAGGCTGCTGCCATGACCGAGGAGGAGCGCATACGTTTCATCAAGGAATCTTTGGAGTTGGCAGACAAGGAGGTGCATAGTATTGATGAAGCGAACGAAGCAAATAAGAGATTGCGTCAGGCTGTAAAGATGGTACGTGATACTGATGAAGATTATAAGAATACTCTTGGAAAACTTAATTCTACTATCGGTGTCAATACAGATTACGTTAAACGTAACAGTGACCGATATACTCAGCAGAAGATGGAAATCGGAAACTACAAGGAGAACATCAAAGCTGCATGGATGGAGATAGAGCGAGGAAACAGTTCCATGAAGAATATGGGTATCATCGCATCGAATGTCGGTAATATTTTAAGACGTAATTTTTCTAAAGGCATAAGTAATGTAGGTGTTGGTGTCGCATCAATGGTAAAAGGATTTGTAGGAGCACAGGCTGTACTGACAGGTGTTCAGAAGTTAATATCATTGTTCAAGGGTGGAATACAGACATCTATTGAATTTGAAGCTGCTAACTCAAATCTTGCTGCAGTCCTTGGTACAACATCTGATAAGATTAAAGACTTGCAGAACGATGCCCGTGAGCTTGGAGCATCAACCAAATACACAGCAGCAGAAGCCACAAACTTACAGATAGAACTTGCTAAGTTAGGTTTCACAGCTCAGGAAATTAAAGACAGTACACAGTATATCTTACGGTTTGCTCAGGCTACTGGTGCAGAACTTCCTGATGCGGCTTCGTTGGCCGGAGCAGCTTTAAGAATGTTCGGTGCCTCAACAAAAGAGACCGAGCGTTACGTGTCCGCAATGGCTGTATCTACAAGTCGTAGTGCGTTGTCATTCTCTTACCTTGCGACAGCGATGCCTATTGTTGGCCCTGTAGCCAAATCATTTAACTTTACCATTGAAGACACGTTGGCGTTGTTAGGAAAGCTTTCTGATGCTGGATTTGATGCGTCAATGGCTGCGACAGCTACACGTAACATTCTGCTTAATCTTGCAGACAGTAACGGTAAGCTTGCAAAGACATTGGGTGAGCCTGTTAAGACGTTGCCAGACCTTGTAAATGGGCTTGTCAAGTTGAGGGATAACGGAGTTGACCTTAACACCACACTCGAACTTACGGATAAACGTAGCGTGTCCGCATTCAATGCGTTCCTTACGTCAGCTGATAAGATTGTCCCACTCAGAGAACAGATTACAGGAGTAGAGGGGGAGTTGCAGTCAATGGCAGATGTGATGTCTGACAATATGGCTGGTTCGTTGAAGTCTTTGTCATCCGCATGGGATGAACTTATGCTTACCATAAACGGAAGTAACGGATGGATGCGCAGCGTGGTTGACTGGGTTACTGGTATGGTACGTGGACTTTCCGCTTTACTTGCTTCTGTGGAAACAATCGAGACAAAAATGATGTCTGGATACGAGAAGTCATACATGAAAATCACAAAGAGTGCGGACATTATCGGGAAGTACGAGGCACAGATAGCTAGAGATACAGAGAAATACGTGAAGCAGGGAATGTCTGCAAAAGAGGCTGAGGAAAAAGCACGTGACATACAGCTTAAATCACTTGAGGAACGTATAAAGAAGGAAGAAGTGCTGATAGCTGATGCGGAAGCTAAGAAGAAAGAGATACAGGATAAGGAAACTTGGTATAATAAGGCATACCTTCATAAAATGGAGGATGGAAGCTATAAGACATATGCTGCTATGGAACTGCAACAGTCCGAAGCTATCGCAAAATCAAAGGCAATGATTTCAGTGTACAAATCGTTGTCGAGCGAGATAAAGAATGTGTCAGGTGCAAGTACGAATGGAGGTAATGGTGTAAAAATAGAGACAGATAAGGAGAAGGCTGCACGTTTGAAGGTTGAAGCTGACTTGCAGAGGTCTCAGACTGCACTCATGGAAGAAGGACTGGAGAAGGAGCTGGCTGTTATACGTAATGGTTACCAGCAGAAGATTGATGCCGTAAAAGGTAATTCATCCGCAGAAATGGCATTGAGAAAATCGTTACTTCAAGAAATGAACAACGAATTGGCGAAGGCTTCTGGGGAGTATGAAAAGAATCGTGCAAGTATTGACCTTCAGAATCGTCTTGCTTCCGTTGAGGAAGGTAGTGAGGAAGAAATGTCCGTTCGTCTTGATATACTTGATAAGCAGAAGGAAGAAGAAATGAAGGCTGCTGAAAGTAATGGTGCCGACGTGAGCCTCATCGAAAAGAAATACATCAATGAAAAGCGTAAGATTTATGAGGAATATGCTGCTGATTATGTTGATGAGATTTCTAAATCTGCCGCAGCCGAACAGGTTGTAAGGAATGCACAATATAATTCCGACCTGAAAGAGTTGGAAAAGCTGCATGCCAAGAAACTTATTTCGGATGAGGAATATGAGAAAAAGAAGGCTGATATAACAGAACGGTATTCTATTGATACCGCTAAGGCTGCTGTTGACTCGTTGGAGGAACAGATTTCTGTTGAAAATCTGAGCCAGGACGACAGAGAAAAACTTGCCGAGCAGCTTCAGAAAGCAAAGGCTGATTTGGCAAATGCTGAAGCTGATGCTGAGATTGCTGCAATCAAGAGGGTTCAGGATGAAGAAGAAGATTCTTACAAAAAACGGATGAAGAATGCTCAGCGATGGATGGATGTTGCGTCTGATGCCATTGGTGCAATCGGTAATCTTATGTCGACATTATATGAGCGCGATATTGACAATATTGAGAAGGAACAGGAGGCAAATGAGGAAGCGTACAATGCTGATGTTGAAAGGATTGAAGCACTTGCCGAAAGTGGAGCAATATCTGAGGAGGAAGCAGAGGTTCGTAAAAGAGCTGCTGAAGCTGAAACATCAAGAAAGAATGAGGAACTTGAGAAAAAGAAAGTTCAGTTGCAGCAGAAGCAGGCTAAATGGCAGAAGGGTGTGGACATTGCTCAGGCTGGTATAGCAACAGCACTTGCAATAACTCGTGCATTACCTAACCTAGTACTTGCTGCAATAGTAGGTGCAATGGGAGCGGTACAGATAGCGACTATCGCAGCAACACCAATTCCTGCATACAAGGAAGGTACTAAGAACGGTGGACATATTGGAGGATTGGCTATCGTTGGTGATGGTGGAAAGCATGAGGTTGTTGTGTATGGTGGTAAGTCATGGGTAACTCCAGATGTTCCTACCGTGGTAGATTTACCGAAAGGTGCTGAAGTGTTCCCTGATATAAGCGAATTCAATGAGAATGTAAGAATGAATACTATATATGATTCAGGAATAAGTAGTCCTGTTGTTGTAAATGATTATTCTGAACTATCTCGTGAGATGAAAGGAATGCGTGTAGAACTCAGGAAAATAATGAAGATAATACATAAGGAAGCATACAACTCTAATTATGAACATTATAAAAGTACAAGATTATGATAACTACATTAAGCAGGTTGAGTATGTTTGATTTTATTGAACTTCTTTGTGGAAACAGAGAAGTTCTTATGGAGGAAGGTGATAATAATTCCATGCTGGAAAATGTGGCTTCAGAATTGATATATCAGTATCAGAGCATAGTAAATCCTTCCGGAATAGAATCTGCAATTTTAGAAAAGGAAGAGAAAATAAAGATTAAGTACAGGATTACTATTGCAAAGATATTGAAGGCGCTTATTAGCATAAACGCTGTAGATGATGTTGTTGGACTTCTGTCAGAAATGGGAATTACTGGTATTGAGCGTGAAAAGATTCCTTCAAGAATAGACCGTATGATTGCAGAAGCGGAGTACATGAGAAAGAGGATTGAAGATACTTCTTCTGCTGATAGAAAGAAAAATACTCCTGATGATGTACGTGCATCATTTGACAGGGAGATAGCGTTTCTTATGACTTATTTCAAAATGAATATTGACACAAGAATCATTACTGCAGGTGTGTATGCGAATATGGTTCATCAGGCAGATGTTGAAATTAAAAGAAAATTGCATCGTTAGATAACTTTTTTGCTGCTTGTCGAATTTTTTTCCGTTTGGTTTGTAACACGATTGTAACACTAATAATCGTAATAGACATGGAAGAAAAATTCGACAATGTGGCTTTATTGCCAGTAATTAATGAGAAATGTGACATAATAATTCATCTTTTATCGTCACTTTGCGACAACCCGGATTTTCTTATAGACTTACTCAGAAAGACTACTGAGAAGCAGAATAAGTTTTCATCATCTCGAATGAAAATATTGCATGGACATGGGGTTGGAGCAGATAGTGATTGAGCAATATCAGTGGATATTGGGACTGGCAAGAAAGTATTGCAGGAATATGATGGACGCAGAAGACCTTGCCGAAGAGACTGTGTATAAGATTCTGTCAAATAAAAGTAAATATGATTCTTCCAAGAGCTTCCGACCATGGTGCAGCGTTATTATGTTGAACACATATATAACAACATACAATCATGAATCATTGATACGTTTCGATTCTGAGGAGAAGGCTGATCATATCCATTCTTATTTCGATGCGGACAATGAAACGTTAAGGAATGAACTTTATGGGATAATTGAAAAATGCAGGAGAAAATCATGTTCCGTTGATTGCGCTATAATGTATGCTGAGGGTTACTCTTATGAAGAGATAGCAAAAAAGATGCATATACCATTAGGTACGGTTCGTAGCCGTATCTCGTTTGCTCGGAATATGATTAGGCAATGTGTTGTAGATTAATAAGTTAATTATGGTTTGACAATTGAAAATGGCGAAGTTTACGATTGCATATATAGTCAATCTGAACTATCTTTATAGTACAATTAAAATATAAGTCAAACCAAATAATTAGCATTATGGAAAAGAGTAATTTTCGAGTAAGAGTGATGAAGTATGCACACCAGTTAGCAAAAACAACAGAATACACGTGGAAAATCTGTCTTATTAAGGCATGGGAGTTATACAGACTTGCTAAAAATATGAGAAAGGGTATTGTGAAATTTGCATTCCAGAAAGTTGACGGAAGCATCAGACATGCTTCAGGAACATTGTACAATCTTCCGGCCGGAACATCAATTCACGGGAAAAAACTGACAAAGCCAAGTTACAAGACATTTGCATACTTTGATGTAGATAAAGGAGAGATGAGATGCTTTAAGATAGAAAACCTTGTAACCGTTTATTGATATGGAAAGTTTTATTGTTACTACTTCCGGGGAAGTATCATTTACTTTCCCGGCAAACGGGAGTGATTTCTCGTTGAAAGAATTGCAGGATTCTGTTAATGGAAATATAGAGATTGTTCCAATAAGAAAGAATGTAGGTCCTTTGATTTTTAAGGAATTTGATAAGGAGGGGTTTGCAATAAAATTGACTGATGAATATATTATGATTGTTAATTCTGAGGGGAAGATTGAGTCTAAGCAGTTCAATTATGTAGCAACAGTACTGGCAACGGCATCGGAATCTATAAGTCCTGGAGACTGGATTGCTGGAGATGTACTTGTCTGCAGAAGTAGTATGGTTAAATAGTTCGGTTTTGTGTAATACATTTTATATCAGTTGTTTGCGCGTTTTTGTAAGAGTAGGATTTTAGGCAAGCCTTAGTCGGTTTGCCTATTTTTATATATTTGAGAATGAATTAACGACAGGATGATTTGTAGATATTTTTTACATATAGACTCAGATGTTATGGATGTTTCAGATATGATTGAAAATCTGTCTGACATCAAGATAACATATACTCGTACAGGATTAAACGGAGTAACGAGAAAGTGTGGTAGTACAATTAATTTTATTTTTTCTGCAAGGGATAAGCTGATTGGAGTGTATGAATCAAAAGGAATTAATTCTGTAGTTTACTTCTCAATATCACAAATTATTAATAACTGGGATTTTGTTGAACTATTTAAATGTCAGCTTGATTTCTCGTCTTTTAGCTACGACTCATATACTGCAAGTATATCATGCCTTGATAATGATATTGAATCCATATTAAATGCTAATAAGGGCACTACGTATGAGTTTTTTGTAGACGAATTGAAGAATGATAAGAAACTGAATTATGATGGTGTTATAATCAGGAATGAGAAGGTATGTATATTATCAGGTGAAACTGTTGAAGGAGAATCTTACACAAGGAAAGAGTTTGACAACAGGGTGCCGGACTGGTGGTGGATACCATATATCGGAACTACAGATTCTGGTTCTGAAATTCATAACAAGTCATTTGTTTTTCAGGACCAGTCTGAATCTATGCCTTCTGCATCAGGTGACAACACAGGATGGGGATTCCCTGCAAATCCTTGTAATACAAGCTGGTTTTTGGAATGTCTGCGAGACAATACTATAACAATTGATTTTAGTTCCATAGAGTTCTCAGGTAGTAATCAGTTTGCATATGCTTTGTTTAAGATTGATACTAAAGGTGTGGTACAACCACTGACATGTGGATATTCAAATATGCTTTCGCTTGACTCAAATACGAGACCGAATTCAATTAAGTGGACCGGTCAGTTGAAGAAAGGTGAAAAGCTTCAGTATGCTGTTTTTAATCATAATCCTTTAAATGAAACTCATGCAGATTTGTCCAGCTTGCGAGTAAACACTGGTGAATGTGGTGCTTCATGGGATGAAAGGGGTGACAATTACAAGATTGATATTGTAAGGCCTGTTACCTTACTTAATGCAATATTGAAAAAGATATTTCCTGGAAAGGATATTACCGGTTCTATTATTGAAAGTGTAGTAGGAATAACTAACGACAGGTTGAAAAATTCTTGTCTTGTCGCAGCAGAGAGTATCCGTGAAATGGCTACTCCACGAATATATACATCTTTCTCGAAGTTCTGTGAATATATGGAAGCCGTATATGGATATGTATATATAATTGATGGTAATGATGTGCGTTTTGTACACAGGAGTGAGCTTTTTAGTACCGATAATAAGATTGTTATAGGAAATGTGTCTGAATTTAATTATTCGGTAGCTTCCGACAGAATATATTCATCCGTACAGATTGGATATGAAAAGCAGGATTATGACTTTGGAAACAATGGTTCTGATGAATTCAATTTCAACAATACATATACCACCGGATGTACTATAAAAGATTCAAAACTGACTCTTATATCACCGTATAGGGCAGATTGCTATGGGTTCGTTGAATTGGCTGAAAAGAGAAATCAGGATTCAACGACAACAGACAGTGACCAGCAGATATTTATTGTGTGCGCAATTGAACATGAATCAGAATATGAACTTGATAGAAGTATAGATGTTCAGGGTACATATACTTATTCCATTTTTAATGCGAAACTTGCTCCAGTTTATATGATAGAAGCGAATATGGCTTATTTATCTTCGTTTGCTGGGAAATTGACATTTGCATCATCTGAAGGTAACTCTGACATCGTTATAGACGGGCGAAAAGTGAATTCTGATATAGATATGGGAAGTTCTATGTTTGGTAATGGTAATTTTTCTTTCACAATGGAGAATACTATAATTGATAGTAATTTGAACTCTTTGTGCATAGAATTATCAAATCAAGGAAAGACATATAAGGGATCTATTAAAAGCTTGGAATTCAGTTTATCCAATGTGGAAGCGGTTAAGTATGAACTTATAGAAATTAAGTAATATGTATAAGATAAGTCCTTTTACACCATTGTTTTTCAATCCATCTACGGATATTGGATTATCAAGCAGATATGTGCAGTCATTTTCTACGTATGACCATATTCTTTTGCAAATAATAGCATACAATGAAAGTAATGCTCCATCAGTATATATCGTTGATATAATCGGGAAAAGGCGGATGGTTAACATGAGGTCTTGGTTGATGAACCCCAATGAAACTTTGTATTTCACAGAAATAACAGGATTGAACAATGGCTTATATTCTGTTGAAGTTGAGGGTGTATGTTCAGAAGTATTCCGTGTGACAGATGATGTCTCTGGAACTGTTCTATTGCAGTATTCAAATCCTAATAATCTGATGAGAAAGGATGCCGTATTTTGGATTGACAACATGCAATACTTTTTTGATTTCAGAATACCTGGTGGATTCAAGGATGATGATTGGGTTTTCGGAGTAGATAATGAGCAGTATACAACTTCAGGTAATGATGTTATTGACATATATAGTATTGACAACGTACAGAAGACTCTTACTATGGGAGGTTCAAAAGGCTGTCCAGTGTGGTATGCAGAGTTGCTAAACAAAGCATTATGTTGCAGCTATTTTTATGTTGACGGAATCAGGTATGCAAGGGTTGATTCTAATGTACCTGAAATGAATGTACTTGTAGAGGGTATAAGGTCTTATGTGTTCAAGCAGGTAATAAGAAGGGTTTCATTGTTAAATCCTGATATTGAAACGAACAACAAGATGATAATGAGACGTGTAGATGATTCACGTTATAGAACCATTGATAATGATAATTACAGATTTAAAACTATAGATTTATGACAAACGAAGAAAAACAGGAAATCATATCATCTGTGATTCAATCCTTACAGACAAATTCTGCTACAATAGACCAGTTGAGTGAGGTTGAATCTTGTTCAGAGGGTGATTTTATAGAGCTGAATAAGGGAAGAAAAATCAGTGCTGAGAATCTTGCAAAGGATGTATCTTCAAAAGTTCTTCAAGAAGCTAATCAGGCTGTCGCCGAATCACAGAACTATGCTGAGAAGTCCGAAGAGTCTGCAAATGAATCTGAGGAATATTCTGAAAAATCCAAGGAGTATTCTGAAGAAGCAAAGAGGCAGGCTGTATTGGCCGGCCAGTCAGGTGAACTTGCACAGTATGCGAAAGAACAGGGAGATTATGCGAAAGAACAGGGGGACAATGCTAAGGAGAAAGGAGAAGAAGCTGTTTCTATTGCGGAAGATGCTGCTAAAAGGGTAACGAATGATGTACTTTTTAAGACCGAACAATCATTATCGGAAGAAGAACAAGCGCAAGTATTAAAAAATATTGGGATAAAGTCTGTTGTAACTGAATATAATTATTTAGATTTAAATAGTATAATTATAAATTTTGATGGAAGTAATAAGTACGTTACTAAAATACCATGTACTGTCCCATTCTTTATTTTATCATTTGAGGTACGTGGAGAAGCACTGTTAGATAGAAAGAAATATAATGTAATTTTTTTACAAGATAGTGTAAATAAAAATTATTCAATGAATTTAGAAGCAATTAATCCTTATTTGACTGGAAGGATTGTTGCTAATGAAGAAGAATCAGATCCTGGTGTATTAACTCTTAAATGTTCTGGCGTTGAAAGTTCTAATCCTGATTATAATAGAATAACTTTAACTTCAGCTTGTTATCCTTCTGATTATGTATCTAAATTCAAAGGTAATTTTGAATCTGAAGAAGTTCTACAGTCGGTTAGGGGAACTATTGGCTGCTATGCATTTGTTGGAAATCCTCGTCACATCTATAACTGGGATACAGAGACAAATAAATGGAAGGATGGAGGAGAGCTTATTACTATTACAGATAAGGAACTATCTGAAGATTCAGACCGTCCTGTAGCTAATTCTACTCTTTTTAAGAAGTTCAATGAGATTGAAAAGAGCATTACTGATACCAAGAAAGAACTATCTGATAAGATTGATGAAAATATCTTCTTTAAAAATGTATCTAAAAATGGCGAAAGATTAGATTTGGTTTCCGCTGTCAATCTTGTTCCGGAAGAACTCAGAATTCATGGGTTTGAAGTGCGTTATCTTTCCGATGATGGTTCATGGATTGACGTTACTTTCACCGGTGATTCTATTGAAAACTGGAGCACTGAAAGTAACTGGAAACAGATTTCTGGTGGAGGTACTGGAAGCGGATTCTACAATGTTTCTGTGCAGCATCCATTGATAGAAGGGTATTACACTATTGAAACAGCACTTCAGGCAATCGCAAACGACAAGATAGATGATGAAGATAAGAAGGGTAAGATTATTACATTCGAAGTATCTGCAGGTAAATGGGAGGACTATCGTTTTTCAGGAACCAGCATTGAAAGCTGGCTTGAGCCTTCTGCCTGGGAACGTTTCGGAGGTGGAGATGCGATTAAGAAAATTAAAGTAACAAAAGGTATTTCTGTTCAAGAGTTGACGCCGGATGAACATGGACAGGTTGACCTTGAGATACCAGTTGTTGAAGTGGACCAGGCCGTTAATGAAAATTCAACTAACCCTGTAAGTGGAAAGGCTGTATTCAATGAGTTAAAGAAGAATACAGGCTCGGTGGCGTCAGGAATACAATTGAACGAGATAGGAGAGGGTGATCAGAAGGTATATTCTATCTCTCTTTTGAATGCAGGTGGTGAAGTGATAAGTACTACAGACCAGTTCTCCGGTGCCGGTGGCGGAAGCAGTCTTGCAACGAAGGTAATTCTTACTCGCGTTACAGCTAACAAGACTGTAAAGATTGGAGACGATGTGAAATTGACATACAAGTATGACCATGTCAATTCTGAGACTGGAGAATCAACGGGAAATCCGGCTAAGGCGATAGTGACAATCATACAAGGTGCTAACACCAATACATTAGAAAGTAACATCTATGCAGGAAGCAGCAATACTGTTGATGTGACAAAGTATATGGGAGTAGGTACCAATACTGTAAGGGTAAAGGTTCAGGTCGGTGAAGGCGCAGAGATGCAGGTTTCTCAAATTACATGGACAATCAATGTGGTTCAGTTGACTCTATCCAGTTCATTCAATATTGCAACATCTATCAATAGAGGAGATAGTGTCACTATCCCTTATGCTCTGTCAGGAGCAGGAAACAAAACATTAAGGTGCTACGTTGATGGTGTTGACAAGGAAGATAGAAGTATAACTGCTTCAACAGCGAATGGATCATTCAGTATAGATACATCTGGAATGTCACATGGAACCCATTCTGTTCAGCTTGTCGTAGAACTTGAGCTGTCTGAGGATAATATAATTAAATCAAACAGCATATACTTTGCAATAGGTGTTAGAGAAACTGATAATAATGCTCCGATAGTATATGCAAGGTTCGACTATCCTGATGGAAGCCTTATCTTGGGAGAAAATACGCCTTACATACAAACAAAGCAGTTTGATGTATATACACTATCCTATGCCGCATATAATCCTAAAGAAACTCCTACAAATGCCATCGTATATGTTGGTGAAGATGTAGCCTCATCATCATCTGTTCCTTTCGTTGTACAGAATCTTACGCTTCGTGCTTCTAATTATGGAGAACAGAAGTGCCGGATTGTTGTAGGCAAAACTGAATACAGCTTCAGATTGATTGCAGAGAAGAGTGAACTCAATATAAGTGAACCCACAGACGGAATGACTCTCAAACTTTCTGCACAGGGAAGAAATAATAATGATGTCAACCGTGAAGAATGGAGTTATAACGGCATTCAAACTGTGTTCGAAGGATTCAAATGGGGCGGTGACGGATGGATTGGAAATGCGTTAAGATTGAATGACAAAGCTCGTGCTGTCGTTCAATATGCTCCGTTAAGGCAACCAGACCAGAACGTAACTAACGCTTTTGCTTTTGCTGTAAAGTATAAGGTCTCTGAAGTTGTGGATGATGAAGCTGAGTTGATAAGATGCGTTGACGGTGATGGAACCGGTTTTGTAATCACCGCACAGGAAGCAAGAATGCAGACTAAAGGTAAGTCCTCATTATCCATGAAGATGGCTTCAGGCGAAGTCTATGAGGTAATGTTTGTCTCATTTCCTAAATCAGCATCTGGTTCATCAGAATATGAGAAACTGAATACTGAGATGGTATATCTGTATATCAACGGAATCATGTCAGGTTCTGTACAGAGGTCTGCTTCTGATAGCATTTACCAGTCCGACCCGCAGTTTGTTACCATGGGAGCAGACGGTGCCACGTTAGATGTGTATCTGTTGAGGGCTTATAATACGTATCTTAGTGATTCTCAGATTTTGGATTGTTATATGATTGACCAGGATTCTGTTGATGACATGTTTGCGTTGTATGAATCAAATAATGTGATTGATGACAACGGAAATGTTACAGTTGACAGTGTTCCGGACGGAATGCGTTATATCATCATTACCGGGCGGCAGGACAATGGGGTTCCTACTGTTCTCCAAGCGGCTGTCAATAACGACAAAGACCCGAAATATGATGTGGACGAGATGCTTTGTGTGGTGAAAGGGAACCAGTCATTGAACTTCAAGTGCGTGGGAGGATGTATCCGTCTGCAGGGAACTTCATCACTTGCATATCCGATAAAGAACTACCGCATTTATTTCAAGAATGCTTCCAAGGTAGCCGGTGATTTGTATCTTGGCTGTGACGAACAAGGTGTTGGAGGAGAGCTTCAGGAAGAGGCGAAATACTCATTCCGTCAGGCAGGTACATCCAACAAGGCAGCAGCCCCTGTGGATTGTTTCTGTCTTAAGGCTGACTTTGCCGAATCCTCATCATCACATAACACTGGTATGGCAAAAATTGTACAGAATATCCTTACTGCTGCAGGAGAGTTGACTCCTGCTCAGGCACATTGTTCAGGAGAATATGGATATGATGTGCGAACAACCATCGACGGTGAACCTTGTTACCTGTTCTACCGCGGTACCCTGGACGAAACTCCACAGTTCCTTGGCAAGTTCAATTTCAATAACGACAAGTCAACAGAAGCTGTATTTGGATTCTGCGATATACCTGGTTATCATGACCAGTCGTGGGTAGCAGATAAGTTTAGTGGCGTTAACCCGACCGAGTGCTGGGAGTTCCTGAACAACGACTACCCGATGGGCATGTTCCTGGATGATGATTTTGATACAAAGGGTGATGACGGTACCCCGAACTGGCTGAAGGTATTTGAGGCGAGATTCCCGGATGATGACGACATAAACGCCGAGTATGAGGCTGGAACCCGTAAGCCGAAATATCTTGAGCCGTTGGTGAAGTGGGTAAAGAGCACACAGAACGACGGTGAAAAATTCAAGGCTGAGCTCGCGGACTGGTTTGATGTAGACTATTTGTGCGACTATTATATGTTTACTGAAATAATGGGATGCGTAGACCAGCGCGTGAAGAACATGATGATGGGATTCTGGTATGATCCGGAAAAAGACAAGGTTCTTGCCTATATGATATTCTATGACTGCGATACTATTTTGGGTGTGCGTAACGACGGCCGTCTGAAGTATTCCTGGGATGTGGACGAAAACACTGTCGATCCTGAGCTTTCAACTGAAGAAAAGACGGTGTATGCCTATGCTGGTCATGATAGTGTATTGTGGAAGAATCTTCGTGAACAGTTCCCGGAAGAATTGCAGGCTGCGTACAGACGTATTCGTGAACGAATGTCAAACAGCACTATATTTAAAATGTTCGATGACGAGCAGAGCGCAAAGTTCTGTGAACGAATATATAACCTTGATGCTTTGAACAAATATGTTGAGCCGAAGACATTAGGTGTTGAAGTAAATCAGGATGGTTCAGTTACAAATGTCAAGTATTCGTACCTGGAAGCTATGCAAGGTAGTCGTAAGTCACACCGTCACTGGTGGATAACGAATCGTATGGGGTTATTTGATGCAAGATATAGTACGGGACAATATACAGCAACTGATATATCGTTCAAAGGAAATAGTGCTGCAGGTGCTACAGTAAAGGCTACTCCGCTTCGTGATTTCTATTTTGAATTCCGTCGTGAAGGTGATACAATGGTGCATCAAAAGGTTACTAAAGATGTGGAATGGAGTTATACTTATAACCAGATGGCCAACATTGGAACAATATTCCACCTGTACGGTGGTGAATGGATGAAGAAACTGGACCTGTCTGCGTGGGGTGGATTTACGGACATGAGCCTTCCGACGCTTCCTGTTCTTGAGGAGCTTATTCTTGGAGGCAACGCAAAGACATACGCACTGACAGAGCTTGTTCTTGGTACGAAGATACCGATGCTGCGTAAGCTTGAGGTAGTCAACTACACCAACCTTCCGAGCCTTGACCTGTCAGGATGCAACCGTCTGGAAGAAGTGAACGCATCCGGATGTACAAAGATGTCTACAATAACCTTTGCTGAGGGTGCGCTTATTAATAAACTTCATCTTCCTGAAAACTTCCAGACTCTTGTACTGCGTTCAATGCAATATATAGAATGGGATGCTATCACATTTGATGCAAAGAATAATCTTACAGGATTATGGATTGAAAATTGTGCCCTTATAGACGGTAAAAAGGTATTTGATGAGATGTTCGCTCTTAAAGGTGCATTGAAATATGTTCGTATAACTGGAATTAATCTGGAAGGAGACGGAAGTGATTTGAAGGTTTGGTATGATTCTGGTATTGGAGGTATTGACGCTCAAGGTATCACTACAAATACAAGGTGTAAGCTGGTTGGCAACTACAAACTGACTAAGTATCTTGATGAAGAAGTGTATGCTAAATATGCTGAACGGTTTGATGAGCTGAATATTCGTCAGCCTCAATATACTATGATTGAGTTTGATGATACAGTTCCGGACGATGCAAATATATCTAACCTTGATAATGAGACCGGATACAAGTTTGGCAATACTTATCAGACAAGTGCTCATATATCAGTTATCAGGAGAAACAGACATCGGGTACTTGGTAAACTGAAATCAGAAGGAAAGATGGTTATATGCCAGCTTCATGATGAGGATAGTAATTATTATGCGGATGCCGAAGTAGCAGCTTCAGGAACACCGGCTAAGTTGGATTCTACTGAAGGTGACGTGTATATATATGAGCCTCATTATTGGTATAAGGGTATCAATGACTACCTGAATAACAAGAAGTATTCATGTTTCAGTTCGAATGAAGAAATGCCGGATAGACCGGAATGTAAGGTTATTGGTTATGATGAGATTGAGTCTGAAAAGAATGTGCGTGAAGGGTATAAACTGACTGTTGGAAGACAGCATCTTGATGATGCTTATTCACAGGATTCAAATTATCTTGTCTGTAAAGTTAACGTGTTTGGATATAAGAAAGTGAGATTCCCGACTGTACTTGGTACATCAATGATTGGGTCATGTTTTACGGATTCCGGAAAGAATGTAGTGAAGGATGTTTTTGTAGATTCTCTAAACAATAGGTTTGTCAATGGTATGTATATTATCTGTGATGTTCCGGAAGGGGCTACGGAATTGAACTTTACTATTCATAAGTATGCGGAATTTGATTGCGTGGTATTGAGCAACAGCGATAAGATTGAAGATATGGAACCTGACTGGGTTGAGCATGAACCGTGTCTGGTAGCTGTCTTTGAGGCATGTACGATAGGTAGTAAATTGTATTCGGCTGCTACAGGTAATGCAAGTGTTGGCTCATTGACTCAGAGTGATTTCGTCTATTATGCCAAGCAAAGGGGACTTCAACTTATTGACTGGGAGATGCACAAGGATATAGCTAACTTGTTTTTTGCTTTCTATGGTCGTCGTGATTCTCAGGACCAGTGCGGATATGGACAGTCAACAGAACAGAGAAATATCGGAACTACGGCATTGCTTGGTATGCAGGATACCATAAGCTATAATTCAGATGGAGGAGCACATCAGACTTCCAATGCATGGTATGTACGCCCAAATGAAGATGGAAAGAATGTATATTCTCTCATTTACAATACAAACTGCATGGGATATGAGAATTTGTACGGTGATAAGTATGAATGGTTGTCAGGTGTTTCTTTGCCTAATACGAATACGCAGGAACAATATAAGTTGCTGATAGAGATGCCAGATGGAAGTACACGTAAAGTAAAGTCCGGAACAGTTAGTGGATATTGTACTGGTATGTATCATCAGAAGTACATGGATATAGTAGGAGTACATTCACAGAAAGGAAGTTCGACTACTTATTATTGTGATGAGTTTAATGTAAGTAATGCTGCTAACCGTGTGGTGTGCCGGTCGCGCGTCTACTCGGTTGCTTGTGGCGGTGTCTCGTGCGCGTTTTGCGGCTACGATTCCTCGTCCTCGTTTACGGTTGTCGGCTCTCGTCTCGCCTTCAGGGGTGAAATCGAAGAAGCGGAAAGCGTGACTGCGTTTAAAGCGATAAAAGCGATTTTGGCATAATATGATTTAGGAAGTTGACGTAGTTTTTTACGTCAACTTTTAAAAACGGGCGTAAGCCCGTCGAAATTTTTTATTTTTTGGATTATGAAAAAAGCATTACATTTGCCACGAGGGTGGATTCCTCTGTACCGTGTGGTGTGCCGGTCGCACGTCAACTCGGTTGCGAGTGGCGGTGTCTCGTACGCGTATTGCGGCTACGATTCCTCGTCCTCGTTTACGGTTATCGGCTCTCGTCTCGGAATCAATCAGAAGGAAATAATGGATTTATGCCAGGAGGATGAGCCTCAACAAAAGCGGTATTTGTACCGGAAAGTTGAAAAAAAACTTGAATGGGTAGAGTTTGGTAGGGATTTTTCCCGAAGAAGTTGGGCCCGGTGATTGAAGGCATGAAGAGAATAGGTAACATCATGAGTGAGGTTGTTGAGTATTCGAACATGTATGAATCTTACAAACAGGTTCTTCGTGGGACAAAAAGGAAACAGTCTCAGTCAGGCCAGCGTATTATACAGGATACGGAAAGAATACTTACGGGATTGTCCGAGTCTCTTGCGGACGGGAGCTTTGAAATATCTGGATACAAAGATATAGATGTTGTTGAAGGTGGAAAACTTCGACATATTCAGGTTTTATCTTTGAGAGAAAGAATAGCTATTAATGCTGTAATGCGTGTTGTTGATAAACACTTGTTACCACGTTACATAAGGACAACTTCTGCGAGTATCGTTGGAAGAGGTATGCACGACCTGATGAAGTATATCAGGGATGATATACGTAATGATGTGGATGGAACAAGATACTGTCTGAAAATGGACATTCATAAATTTTATGAAAGTATAGACCAGGATGCAATGATGGATTGCGTAAAACGTTTGTTTAAGGATAAGATTCTGATATGCCTTCTCGATAAGTTTGTCCGTATGATGCCTTCAGGTATCAGCATTGGACTTAGAAGCTCGCAATGCCTTGGAAATCTTCTTCTGTCTGTTGTTGTGGATCATTACCTGAAAGATGAGTTAGGTGTGAAGTATTATTACAGGTATTGTGATGATATGGTTGTTCTATCTTCAAATAAGGAATATTTGTGGTCCATTTATAACGTAATAAAGGAAAGGCTTGATGGAATAAATCTTGAGATAAAGGATAACGTCAGGGTTTTCCCGACAGAACAAGGGATAGACTTTATAGGCTATGTTATATTTCCTGACCATGTATTGCTCAGGAAGAGAATAAAGAAAAAGTTTGCAAGAAAAATGCACGAAGTAAAAAGCTCTAAGAGAAGGGATGTGCTTATTGCTTCTTTTTACGGAATGACCAAGCATGCGGATTGTTGTAGATTGTTCAAAAAATTAACAAATAAGGATATGAAAAAATTTAGTGAAATGGGAGTCGTATATACTCCTGCAGATGGAAAGAAACGGTTCCCAGGACAAACGGTATCTCTCAAGACGTTGATAAATCTTGAGATAGAGGTACATGACTACGAGACGGACATTAAGACATCTGAAGGAGAAGGACGGTATCTTGTGTCTATTAGGATAAAGAAAACCGGAGAATGGAAGAAGTTCTTCACTGCATCGGAGGAAATGAAGGCAATCCTTGACCAGATTTCTGACATGGAGGATGGCTTTCCGTTCGAGACAGTACTGGAACCTGAAACCTTTGACGGAAATAAGGTTAAGTATAAATTTACGTGAAATGAAGAGAGTAGAAGGATATTCTGATATTAGGTTACTTGAATGTACAAACCCAGTTAAGAACAAATGGCGTCTAAGATTTGATGTTGTTGCAGGTGAAGATGGGGCATGCTCATACATGGAGGAGGAACTTGACCATAAGCCTGATTCTGAAGAAATACGCTCTATCGTATCTCAGTGGTACAATTCTGAAACAGATAAGAAGATACTTTCAGGATTAGAATATGAAGGTCATACTGTATGGCTGTCGAATGAGAACCAGTTCAACTACAAGGCAGCATATGACATTGCCGTTCAGACTTCCGGACAGAATCTTCCAGTAACTTTCAAGTTAGGTACTAATGAGGAGCCATATTATAAAACATTTGAGAATCTTGAAAGTTTACAGGATTTTTACTTGAAGGCTATGAATCATATACAGGAATCGTTGAAAGAAGGATGGGAGAAAAAAGATTCGTTCAATGTTGAATTATATATTTAGGATTGAGTTATGTGTTTGTATATCAGTGATATTTGATTAGTCGTGATTATAGGATTTTCTAAAAAAAAGATATGATATAATATATTCAATATCTTTGTGAAGGCCCTCAGATAATGTATTGTGCATTGTCAGAGGGCCTTTTGTTTTATTAAATCTTATTTTATATGAAGGAATTAGATGATTTGATTAAAAAGGTAGGGAATGACAAGGTATTGCATTTCCTTGGAGGAGGGTGGATTTGCGCAGTTATCACTTTTGTATCAATTCTTCAGGAGGGTGATTTAGACTCATGGGGAAAAATATCATGTGTAATAATTGGCACAACGGTAGTGGCTTTTCTGTCTGTTGTAAAAGAAATTATCATGGATGATAAGGCTGACTGGTTTGATGTTCTTGCGTCTATTGCTGGATGTGTGACGATTTTTGCTGCTGTTGGAATTGGTATTTTGTTTAATAATTTATCTATGTGATATGACTGTCCTATTCTTAATTTCATTGTTTGTTATTGCGATTTATATCGCTGTAGTAATTGTAAAATCAGGAGTACCTTATTCAGTTTCGGATACTTATTACAGGATTGAGCACAAGAAGTGGTTTACGTTTGTTATGCTTGCAACAGGGTTTTCATTGCTACCTGTTGCCCTTGAAGTAAGTTCGGAATCATCACAGTTCTTGATTTTCCTTACCATAGTAGGAATTACTTTAGTTGGTATTTCTCCGAATTTCAAGGGGGAAAAATCTGAGCGTAACGCTCATTATGCTGGGGCAATTATGCTTCTTGTATTTTCACAGATATGGGTATGGCTTAATTTCAAGTGGATTCTATTGCTTTGGCTTGTGTATGTTGGCTATATTGCGTATAGCCTTATTAAGAAAAAGTCAAGTTCTAGTTTTTACAACGATCTTGTAAGCTTGAAACCGGTATTCTGGGCTGAGATGGCATTGATTGTTTCAACTTATATTGCGGTTTATATTAAATTATGAAAGATATAGTGTATAGCTTTATCAGGGAGCACATGATGATGCATATAGTATTGATTGCATTATCTTCTGCTGCTACACTAGGTGCAATGGCAATAGATTTTGTTTTCGGGCTTATTAAAGCAAAAAAGAGAGGTGAGGCACGCACATCTACTGGATACAAGAAGACCGCAAGTAAAGCGCAGAAATATTTCAGTCCGTTCATGGTGCTTGTGTTTATAGACCTTATCTGCTGTGTAGTAATACCATTTCCGGTGTTTAGTATGTTTTGGGCAGCTTATTGTGTGTTCTGCGAGTTTAAATCTGTAAGGGAAAAAAGCTGGCAGAAAGCCGAATTACGTAAGGCGGAAAAAACCATGTCTGTTATTATTGAGAATAAAGATGATATAGCAAAATTGGCTGCCCAAATTTTATTTGAGACAAATAAAAAGGAGGAGGAGAAGAAATGAATAAGATTGATGCGATAGTAGTCCATTGCTCTGCTACAAAGGCCGGGCAGGACATCGGTAAGAAGGAAATCACACAGATGCACCTTCAGCGTGGTTTTTCCACGATTGGGTACAATTTCATTATCCGGCTGGATGGTACGGTAGAAGTTGGTCGTTCGCTCACTATTGACGGGGCGCACTGTAATAGCAAGGGATTCTCAGGTGTGTCGTACAACAAACATTCAATTG